CTGAACGACGAAGAGTTTGCGGAGTTTGAATCCACCACGGAAAACCTTTCGACGGTTGCCGGTATCATCGAGACCCGCAACAGCCGGGCTGCGGTGTTCACCAAGGCCAAGGCATTCGCTGCCGATGGCTCCACGAACAACGCCACTCGCTCGATTGCTGCCCCCAGCATTAGCGGCGTTAAGGACCGCGTGCAGGATGACCCCAAGAAGGGATTCAAATCTCACGTTGAATACTTCAAGGCTATCATCGACAACCCGAATCCGCGCACCTGCAAGAATGAAGGGCTTAACTACCTTTCGACGGCTGGCAGCGACGAGCATTCGGGCAGCAATGACGCTTTCGGCGGCTACCTGATTCCCGAGGGCTTGATGCCTGGCCTGATGACGGTTGACGCGGAAGAGGATTTCATCGCCGGTCGCGTGCAGGCTGTGCCGATGGCTACCCCGGTAGTGCATATCAATGCCCGCACCGACAAAGACCATACCTCCAGCGTTAGCGGTGGCCTTCGCGTTTACCGCCGTGCCGAAACTAATGACGTTGCCTCCAGCCGTATGCAGACGGAACAGATTCGCCTTGGCGCGGAAAGCCTTATGGGTATTTCCTACGCCACGGAAGAGCTGCTCCAGGACTCCCCGATTTCGGTTGCCGCGCTTGTGTCTGCCGGATTCCAGCAGGAGTTTGGTTCCAAGCTGATTAACGAGCGTCTGAACGGCACCGGCGCTGGACAGTTTGAAGGTATCGCCAACTGCCCCGCGCTTGTCACGGTGGCGAAGGAATCCGGACAGGCTGCGGACACGCTGACCTACAACAACCTGTTGAACATGTTCGCCCGCATGTGGCGACCCTCGCAGGCTATCTGGATTTGCAACCAGACCTGCATCCCGCAGCTTGGCGTGCTGAACCAGACCGTAGGCACGGCGGGCGTTCCCGCGTGGCAACCCTCGGCCCGTGAAGGACTTCCCTCGACCATCTTCGGACAGCCGGTGTTCTTCACCGAATACTGCGAAGCACTGGGCGACCTTGGCGACATCTACTTCGCCAACTGGAGCCAGTACCTTGAAGGCACCTACCGCCCGATGGAATCGGCGGAATCCGTTCACGTTCGCTTTGTGGAGAACGAGCGGGCATTCCGATTCACGATGCGCAACGATGCGCGTTCGTGGTGGCGTTCCGCGCTGACCCCCAAGAAGGGCGTAACCCTTTCCCCCTTTGTGACCCTCGCGGCCCGCGCATAACCAACACAACAACTAGGAGACTAGAATCATGGCGAGTTCACTCGACTCTCAGAAAATCGGCTCGAAGATGAAGATCAAGAGCTATGACCACGACCCCGGCGCAACGACTGCGGTTATCTGTTCCGCCGATGGCGGCACCACCAAGAACATCGCAGACATGCGCGACTATGACGGATTCATGGTCGTTGCCAAGCCCACGGTTGTGGGTGGTGGCGGTCTGACCAAGCTGGAGATTGTTGGATTCATTTCCACCGACTCGACCGGCGCAGGCACGGCCTACGTCATCAAGGACAGCGGCACGGTTGCTGCGGATGCCCTCGACGACAACGTGGTTGAGGAATGTACGGCTGCGGAAATCGCGCAGGTTGCCACCGATGCGGGCGTAACGCTTCGCTACGTTGCCGCCCGTCTGACCAATGCCACGAACACCGACGAGGTTGCCGTGACTTATGTGCAGTACCCGGCCAAGCGCGCCACGGCTGACCTGACCGTTACCGCAATCGCCTAACACCTAACCTGAACGCCGGGGGGATGAAAGTCCCCCCGGCATAAAAGGACACTGATATGAGCAACATTCCCACGATTAAGGTGCAGGGTTACAACAATGCCAGCGGTGGCATTGGAACCCTTGAGGCTACCTACGGCCCCGCCGCGAGCATGTGGCAGCGTGCGCCGTTGCTGGAAGCCCTGCAAGACCCCGGCGGCTATCACCTGTTCCGCCAAGACTTCTACCACACGGACAACACCAACGAATTCACGCTTGTAACCGATGCGGGCGGCACGGCTGCGGTGAGTGACATTGCTGGCGGCGTGTTGACGATTACCAACCACACGACGGACAACGACGAAAGCTACCTTTCCAGCAAAACGGAAGCATGGAAGTTTGCTGCCGATAAGCCGTTGTGGTTTGAAGCGCGTGTTAAGGCTTCCGCCGACAACATGGTGATTGGCCTTAGCGATACCGTAGCTGCGAACTTCCTGCAAGACACGGGCGCAGGCCCGGCGGATAGCTATGACGGCGCGGTATTCTTCCGTGGCGAAACGGCTACATGGCAGTTTGAAACCAGCAACGCTACCACGCAAGTTACGAATACCGATGTGAATGATACCACCACGGATACGTATATTCGCCTTGGGTTTATCTTCGACCCGAACGATGGCACTACCGGCACGATCACGCCGGTTGTTAATGGCGTGGTTGGATCGGAATCTGATGCCCACAGCATCACGCTTTCCGGTCTGGAAGAAATGCACATCGTGTTCGGCTGCAAGAATGCGGCTGGCGTGGCTGCTACCTTGCTTGTGGATTACGTGCAAGTGCTGGCGGTCCGCTAATGAGCACCATTCTGCAAAACGTTGACCGTAGCGCAGGCATGGCTCGCACGTTGCTTGCGAGTGCTGTGCGCACGGAAACCGTGACGGGGAGTGCCGTGCAGTTGCCGGATGCCCCGAATGGCTACGCCTTTGTGCTAGACGTTACGGCGGCGGCTACGGCGGCTGGCGATACGTTGAACGTGCAGGTGCAGACTAGCCTTGACGGCACCAACTTTGTACCCGTGGTGTCGTTTACGGAAGTTGTGGGCAACGGTGGCGCGAAACGGCACATTGCCAAGATATGCAGCAGCACGGCGCAGGCGATGTTTGAATCAGGCACAAGCCTTGCGGCGGGCAGCATCCGACATTTGATTGGCGACAAGTGGCGCGTGGTTGGAACGATTGTTGATGCCACCACGGATGATGCCAGCTTCACGTACAGCGTTACTGCGATTGCGATGTAATGGCACTTGAACTATATACAGGGCCAACGGTTGAACCGCTAACGCTTACGGAAGCCAAAGAGCATCTGCGCGTTGACCATATAGACGATGATTCGCTGATTGAAAGTTTAATCAAGGCTGCACGGCGTAGCTCGGAAGTGTTTCAGGGCAGGTCGTACTTAACGCAGACATGGAAGATGTATCTAGACACCTTCCCTTGCGAGAAGTACATCTATCTGCCATTCCCCCCGCTTCAAAGCGTGTCAAGCGTTACCTACATTGACGGCAACGGCGATGTGCAAACATTGGCGACGTCTAAATATCAGGTGGATGCGAAGTCACAGCCGGGGCGGATTGTGTTGGCTCCCGGCTATTCATGGCCTGCAACGGAATCCGACCGTGTGAACGCGGTAATTATCACGTTCGTGGCTGGATACGGCGCAACGAGTGCAAGCGTCCCTGAAAACATCCGGCACGCTGTGCGCTTGATTCTTGGCGACATGTACACACAGCGCGAGAATACGATTGTTGGTAGTAGCGTCAACCAGATACCGCAGTCCGCAAAAATACTTTTGTGGCAAGACAGAAACTTTAATTTCTAGGAGATTGCTGAAATGGCTGCAAAGAAATTGCTTGTACTCAAAGGTGTAACCCCTCCCGGCTTCACCTACAAGCAGGTGGTGAAGAAAGACGGCAAGCTAGTTGTGGAAGAGAAATGCAACATTTGCCACGCGGGCCATGTGATTGTTTTTGACGCGGAAGAGTGCGCAAAGCGCATGGGACAGCAGCACCTTGATTGGGTGGAGCGGGCGATAGCGGCGGGCATAGTGGCCCCGGCTGCGGACAACGAGCGGCTTACGGTTGGCAAGGTTGCCACGTATGGAGATTACCTAGATGCCAAGAGCGGGCCTGAAAAACCGGATGTTGTTCCTGCAAAAGCCGACAAGGTCGATAAATAGCACCACGGGCGAGCCGGAAGAATCTTGGGTCAATGTTGGCCTTGTATACGCGCAAGTAACGCCAGACGGCGGGACGGAATCAGTTGAATCAGGACAGAATGCGGCGGAAGTAACCCATACCGTGCGCGTCAATTATCGCAACGATATCAATACTCAACGGCGGTTCCTAATCAATGGACTGTATGGGCAGTTGAACGGTGCGATTACCAACGGCACGGCGGTTGTGGTTGACGATGCGGCATTCGTTGAATTTGCACAGACACGCCGAGTAAGGGCGTTGCGGATAGACGATGAATTTATGACAGTGTCCAGCGTGAGTGGCAACACAATCACGGTTGTGCGGGCGGCTTTTGGTAGCACGCTTGCGAACCACGCGGACAACTCCAAGGTCATTTTGTATCGACAGTTGAATATAGCGAGCGTTTACGATTTGGACGGCAGGAAGTCTGACATGACCTGCAAGTGCGTAGAGGTAACCTGAATGGCTGTGCTGTTCGACATAAAGGTACAAGGCGGGTTTGAACTCGACCGGCAGCTACAAAAGATGGATCGCAAGGTTGCGGGAAATCTAATCAGGCGTGCCGTGCGACATTCCTTGCTACCCGTGCAGGCCAAGATACGGCAGCGCGTCAAGAGTGACCTTAACGCCATGAATGCGCAGGCGCGGGCGGTGTACAGCAAGCAAATCGGAATTAGCGTCAACGTGGTGCGCGGTGGTGTTCGCGGGCGGATTCGTACCAAGTCAACCAAGGTGAAGGCTAGTAAGGGAATTCGCAACTTTGCACGGTGGGCACACATTTTCGAGGGTGGTACCAAGCCCCATACGATTGTCCAGCCTAAGCGCAAGCGCGAAATAAAGCACCCCGGCATAAAGGCTAATCCGATATGGGCGGAAAGTTTTGATGCCATGCAGGAACGGCTTGGGCAAGAGTACCGCGACTACATTTTCAACGAACTGTTTAAGAGATAGAACATGGGTTACCTTCGACCGGAATACGCAATGCGAAAGCTGCTACGCGAAAGCGCGGCGGTGATTGCCGCGAGCAATACCGATATCACGGTCTGCCCGGTTGATGACGTTCCCCGCGATGTGGTTATGCCGTTCATAACGTACCTGCGCAACAACGCGGAGCCTGCGCACTACATGGGCGGCGTGGCAGCTTCAGGACATTGGCAAGGCAACACAGAGTTTACGGCATACGCTGAAACCAAGGCGGCTGCGGATACGCTAGCGGACGCGATACGCGCAACGCTGGACGGTGCGGAGATAGTGACGGTAACGATAGGCGGCGATAGCGTGCAATTTAGAAGGTTGCACTTGATGCGCGAGGATGATGAAACGTTTAACCCGGCGGACGGAAGCGATTCGCGGGTGCATACGGTAACGCAAGAATATGAATGGTCAGCGATGACCTAAAGGAGATACGGCAATGGCAGGAACAGCAGTAGACGGAACAGGCGCGACAGTGACTTTTGGCGCGTCCACTTTTGCCGCTCAATTGATTGACGTTTCAGCGGATGGTCGCACCCGTGACGCGCTGAAAAGCACGCACATGGGAACCACCGGAACCCATACCTATATCCCCGCTGATTTGGTCGAGGGCGGCGAGTTTAGCATGACCTACTACTTCAATTGCACGGACCTGACAGGCACTTTGTTAGCGGCAAATGCGGAAACCGTAACAATAACATGGAATCCAAGCCGAACATGGGCGGCTTCTTGCTTCTGCATTGATATCGGTGCATCGGCCAAGATTGGTGAAACCATGCAGCAAACGGTAAAGCTGAAAGTTGCTGGCGCAGTTAGTGAAGTTACAAGCGGTTAACCCAAGTGGGATAAGGAGATACGACAATGGCTGGAACAGCAACAGATGGAACAGGCGTAACAGTAACGTTCGCTACCACGGCATTCGCCCCGCAACTTATTGACATATCAGTTGATGGCCGTTCGCGTGATGCTTTGAAGAGCACGCACATGGGTACAAGCGGCACGCACACCTATATCCCCGCCGATCTTGTGGAAGGTGGCGAATTCAGTATGACGTTCTACTTTAACTGCACTGACGCAACAGGTACCTTGCTAAGTGCGGTTGCGGAAGATGTGACTATAGCATGGGCATCCGGCAAAAGCTGGGCAGCGTCATGCTTCTGTATTGACGTGGGCGCATCTGCGAAGATTGGCGAGACGATGCAGCAGACCATCAAGATGAAGGTCGCTGGCACGGTCACCGAAGATAACAACTAATAACAAGGAGTAGCTTTCTAATGGACCTGCGCGAACAGATTCTAGGCGCGAATGATCGGCGTTGCGTACCCGTGGAATGCCCTGAGTGGGGCTGCACGGTGTACGTCTACAACATGACGGCAGGCGACCGGATGCGCGTTGATAGGGCATTCTCGAAAGGCGACACAGACTCCCTGAATTCCTTCATGGTGTACTTGTGCGCCTGCGATGAATCTGGCACGCGGATATTCAATGAGAAGGATATTCCGGCGATTCAGAATAAGAACGGCGCGGTGGTGGAACGCATCATTGCTGCGGCCATGAGTCTAAATAAGATAGACATATCGCCCGAGGCGTTAGCGGAAAAAAACTGCGAGACGATCCCGGTTGGCTCTTCCGGCACCGATTAGCTTTAGGGCTGGGCAAGACACTTGCGGAGATTGACAGTTTAAGCGCGGATGAATTCGCAGACTGGCGGGCTTTCTTTGAGGTTGAACCTTGGGGTACGCACGGCATGGAAACGCTATTGGCCCATTTGTGTCAGGTGGTTTATGCCAGTGCGGGTGCAAAGAGCATTCCCAAGGGTATGGACCTAATGCCGTTCGATGGTGTTATCCGCAAGATGGCGACACAACCGAAAACGCCGAAAGAGTTGTACGAGGCTGCGCAGGCGGCAATGGGTAAAGCTGGAATAAAGGTGATCGTGTAATGGCTACTGGACAAGACACTAGAACACTAGCGGTTAGCCTAGTTGCCAAGACAGACCTTTTTAACCGCAACATGAATTCTGCCCGTAGCAGCCTGCAAGGCTTCCAGCGGACGGCTGGCGGCATAACTGGCGCAATGCGCGGGCTTACATCATCCTTTGCGGGTATGGTAGGCACGGGCGGAGCGTTGCTTGCGTTTGCCAATCAGGTGCGCACAGGTGTACGTGAGGCTATTGAGTTTGAAAGCGCGTTTGCGAACGTGCGCAAAACAGTAAATGCGAGCGAGCAAGATTTTGCATCATTGCGGATGGAACTCACTCAACTATCCGTTACTACAGGCGAGAGCGCAACGGAACTATTCCGAGCAGCGGGCGCGGCTGGGCAGATCGGTATCCGTACCGAAAACATAGCACGGTTCACAGAGGTTATGTCAGAAATGGCGATAGCCTCTAATCTCACATCTGATGAGGCTGCTATCGGCTTTTCCAAATGGGCACTAGTAACGGGGTTGGCACAAGAAAAGATTGAGAATCTCACATCATCGGTTGTGGCCTTGGGTAACTCTTCAGGCGCGAACGAGGGTGAAATACTTGATACGTCTTTGCGGTTTGCTGCTATGGCAAAGAACGCAAAGATGGCTGATTCCGAGATTGCTGCGTTGGCGGCTTCGCTTATCAGCGTTGGCATGGCACCGGAAGCGGGCGGCACGGCTATGTCCCGCATCATTACCGATATTGGCAAGGCTGCGGCAACAGGTGGCAAAGAACTGGAAATGTTCGCTGCCCTTGCTGGACAGTCTAGCGCAGAATTTCAACAAGCATTTGGTGCTAACGCCACTAACGCAATCCTTTCGGTTGCGGCTGGCCTTAATAGGTTTAGCGAGGCTGGCGGCAATACCTATCTGTTACTTGAAAAGCTCGGCATGGAAGATATCCGTATTTCGCAGGCTATGCTAGGCCTTGCTAATGCGAATGAAAAGGTAACAGAAAACATTCGCAACTCTGCGACCGCTTTTGAAGAAAACAACGCACGTTCCAAAGAAGCTGCCGAACGTTACAAGACCACTGAATACCAGATAAAGCAAATGAATAACAGCTTGACTGCGCTTCGCGTAGAAATGGCTGGCGAGCTAATGGATTCCATGACTGGCACCATTGGAAATATCAAGGGAATAAGTGAAGCGTTGCGCGGCATGAATAGTGCCCTAAAGCCGATAGGCGGGATTCTAGGAACTCTCATGCAGGTAATGTCATCATCCTTGTCTGCTAGAAAGGCAGAGTTATACTTATTTGCTGGCGCGTTTGTAACTGTATTTCAGAAAATACAGGGCGTTGTAATGATTGCTATTAGCAATATAATTGGCGCAATAAAGCAATTTCGCGACTTTTTCTGGACTGATGAAATTGGCGCGATAATGACCAGTCTGACGGGTGTGAATATAGACCCGTTTGCTGGCATGGATTTCGAGAAAGGACAGAAATCATTTTTCGATAACGGAATGGAAATGCTTAAAGGTGGTGGTGCTATGGGGGATTTTGCAAATGATTTATTTTCTAAGTCGGGCGATGCTTACAATGAGAGCATTGATAAATATAAAGACATTGGTCGGGCACTAGTCAAAGGAATCTTTACAGGCAATGAGGCTGGCAAACCTCAAGCCGAAGCTGCGGGCGCGGCTGCGGGTGACAGCTTTGCGTATAAATTCACCGAGGCGATGATTGCTCGATTCAGCGGGAAAGATAACGCTTTCGTTTCCGGTATCAACGCCTTGATGGGTGGCGAGCAAGGTGTAGACAAGAATGGATTTGGTTACAAGATAACCGAGGCGTTGATGGACATGTTTGGTAGCAAGTCTCAGAAAGAAAGCGAGGCGGGCCGATTGCTGCCCACGCTTCAAAAGGAGCTTGGCTACCAAGAGGGCATTACCGGCGAAATGGAAGAGCAAGCCAAGCTATCCAAAGACACCGGCCAAGGCACGGCGATGCGGGCTGGCGAGTTTGCGCAGAATGTTGGCCGTATCTTTGGCGGTACTGGCGCAACGGCGACCGGCGGCACGGCTAACGCGTCCCCTACGTCCTTCGCTGCCCGCAGTGCGATGGCGGCAGGCGATGCGCGTACAGGTGCAGACGCTAGCATCCCGCTCTTGCAGGGCATCCTAGACGCTTCCAAGCAAATCGTAACCAACACCATGCGGCCCGCCGTGGCTGTGGCAGGATAGACAAATGGCCGTAGCGATTATCATTGACCCAGTAGAAGAGTCCTTCAGCTTCACCCAAGAAATGGGCGCGGCGGCATCCTTCACGCGCACGTGCTATATCACGGGCTTGACGGCTGGCAGCGGCACCCCATTGGCGGCAAGAATCGCGGAAGCCGAAACGGCGATGGATACGGATTTTGCGTACTTCGCCACCACTTCCGTGGACACCAACTTGCGCGTTGTATCCCGCGAGTTTAGCAACTGGGGCGAAGAAACCAGCAAGATGAAATGCGTAGTCACCTACGCGGCCAGGAAGGACGTGCTAGGCCCGGTAGGCACTTGGACTCCGTCTTTCAATGGTACGCTGTCACAGGTGCAGACAGCTAAGGATATCAACGGGTTCCCGGCATTCACGGCGCACACGTTCCCAAGTACCGAT